TCAATTTGAGCGTTCTTTCTCAATTGAGACCCGACATCATCTAAGATGACTACTGAATGAACTCCATCCTCACGGTTATCATATAGTTCCTCTTCTAACTTCTCTAAACCTTGAAGTGATAAACCCGTTTGTTTTTGACCTTCGGGAATGGATTTGAACGGGTCCTTTTTAATCGATGTCCCGCCAATTGTAGGACTGATGATATATACTTTGTCAAACACTTTTCTATAAGATTGCCTGCGTTTTTTTTTATGTTTTTTTGACATTATGCTGTATAGTAAAGTGGTTTTGCCCGAACCTGACGCACCAACAATGAGCATATTAAAACCCGAATAATTAGGCAACGGAGCCGGAATATCCGGTGCCAATACTTTATCTAAATTGTTACTGGAGTTTTGAACCTCCAAATACTTGTTCGCATGTTCGCATATTTTTAACATAATATATAATATGATATTTTTTTAATAGACATAAACAAAAGTATCAATTATAATATAATGGCTGATTACAGCGACTCATCCATCTACGCTTTATTGCCGAATGACCACACAATTGAAAGTGCCAACGGCTTCGTATATATAAGTTATACGAAGGCCAATCCTAAATACCGAATCGATAATCTAAAATCAAAGTATCGTCGTGGCGAGGAAACGACCGACTGTACCATGTTATTTGACCGCTTTGGTGTCGATAACATACAATTTGTAATTTTATATAGCGGTTCATTCCCAAATAGGTCCCGACTTGCCGATAAAACACAAGAGTTCCAATACTTCATTCCGTGTATTAATAAAATGGCTCTTTATAAAAATCAATCAAATAATAAGGGAAATCCTTATTATGTTTTATAAGTCCGCATAGTTACTCAACGAATGCGGGCTTAACGCACTTTTAGGTTTATGTTTCGTTATTTTGCCTACTATGCTCGTTAGGATAGGGGCGGAGATCGGATCGCCTTGCGTATGATGTATGTTTAATTTTTTTTTTAATTTGTCTGTTATCTCGTTATTGATATACGGCTTCATCTCTTTATGGAAAAACGGGGAAGACCCTGGATTGAAAACCACTGCCTTATCCGTTTGATCCCGAATCGTTTTATTTTTAATCATCATAGAGATTGCTTGGCTACCTCCCAAGGAATGTCCACTTAATATTTTATTGCCTTCAGCATTCTTATAAATAGTATGAACCTGTTTCTCTCTATTTGTAAATTGACGGTCTGAACCCGTTTTGCCCGTAGCAATCGACAAATCACTTTGAAGGTCTTTTGCTTGTCCTATGTTAGTTCCTTTAACCGTAATTACATTGTCGCCCGAGGTTTTATGTTTAAAATGAGCGACCCCCCGCGTCGCGCTTTCAATTGTGTATCCTTTCTTATCCGCTTTCTTTATAGCCCGCTTTTGTTGCTTCTCGCTTCCGTCGCTTAATAAATAATGATAGTGATTGAGAGTGGCCAATTCAGAGTTTGAAATCATAGTATAGAATAATAAAATAATTTGACGGGATTATAAAGCGTGCCACATTTGCCACGCCACATTTCAGTAAATTAAAAAATAAAAAAATTAAAAAAAAAAAAAAAAAATCATAGGAAAGTAGTATACAGGTGTGGCAAATGAGGCAAAAATACCCAATTAATACAAAAACTAACTCTATTTATTATATTTATAGACTCTATAAAATGCCACATTGCCACGCTTGCCACACCCTTTTATCGCGATTTCTTAAAAAATGGATTTATCCTGCCACATTGCCACGCTTGCCACACTCTTTTATCGCGATTTCTTAAAAAAGAGTTGCCACAAAGCCACGCTTGCCACACTATTATTCCAGTAATTTTGAAAATAAATCATTCTTCAAATATTTAAACATTCGATAGTCCGTTTGAAAGGTAGCCCACTTGGTCGCCTTGATGAGAGTTTTAAACTTATCGGTTCCCATTGCTTTAAGTATGGTATCTCCCTCTTCCTTACTGGTTATAGGTATTCCGAATGTTAATTGAGACATTCCGTATTTGCCCTCCCAGTCGTTTTGTTCTGGGTAGTTATATTGTTTAGCATTAAAATTAAGTAAAACCTTTGGGACCCCGAAGTGTCCGTTATCATTTCTATTTGAATACCAGCACCCGAGGCCATGTTTATTGATTGAATGAACCACGGGGTATATATGTTCGGGTGTTGTTTGTTTATTCATTGATTTATTATCCTTCCGGGTATGATAACACGAGTGGCTCATTATAACATCTAAGCATACGTGTGGTTTATCCGTGCCGTACGCGGACCTTGAGTAAATAACGCCCTCGCCCTCTTCGGTGATGAGCGGTAAAATTAAATCATAAGCGTAATTAGGTAAAAACGGTAATTTATCTACTTTAAATCGGTGCGTGTCTCCGCATTCATCTATGATGAGAGTAGGTTCGGTATAAGACCGCTTCTGAACTAAATAATTATCAAACCTTGAACCGACATTAAACACGCTCATTCCACTTTTCATTCCGTTTATTTGAATATAGTGTATTTGATGTTTTATGAATAGTTTCCATATTGAGTTTAAAGGTCCCAGCCCACGCCAGTTCGCGGGATTAATAAAAGTCAAATACCCATTATCGTTTAATATATCCATTGATTTGATTATAAACTTATCCCACAATGTCCTACCGCCATACCCCCCGCCTATGTTTTTTTGTTCTTGTGTGATGGCTCGATTAAAGGGCGGATTGCCCATGATGATGTCTGGGTGGTTGTAAGGGCAGTCATCATCTAAAAACGAACCACAATGAATATTCGCGTCGGGTCCAAATATAGACCTTGAAATCTCAACATTCACTGGGTTCAGTTCGATCATATATAACATATTTTTAATAATGTGATTGCTTCTGATTTGATCGTTAGGTTGCCACAGTTTAAGTCCGTCCATTAAATATAGGTACGCAACCATCGGAAAATTACCGATGCCATTCGCGGGATCTAAAAACTTTAATTCGGGGTTCGTCCAGACCTCTTTGGGTATTTTGTCTAACATTACATTGACTTGAACGTAAGGTGTAAATACTTCGCCATACTCGTTTTTGTTCTCGCGATTGACTTTTGAATATTCCTTAATTTTATTTTGTATATCTTCCACGGTAAAATTATGAATCATTATATAATTTATATTGATAAAATAATTTTAAGTATATATAGTATGAAGTTTGTTGGTTTGTATAAATCTCCTCGTGATGAAAAGCGGTTTGTTATTAAGTTTGAAGAACCCCGTAAAACGATTCATTTTGGTTCAAAGGGCGCCTCCACTTATTTAGAACATAAAGACAAAGAGAAACGAGCAAATTATATAGCCCGCCACCGTGTGAATGAAGACTGGAGCAAAGTGAATGCCGGAAGTTTAAGTCGTTATATACTATGGGGGGACAGTACCAATTTAAAAACCAATCTCAATGAGTTTTTAAAAAGGTTTAATATAGATTAATTAACGGGGATGGGCGTAATCAAAGCCAGTCTTTTGTTGATATATATAAGAGCCATAATTAACTTTGAGGCCTCCTTCATCCAACGTTAGTGGGGGCGTTTTTTCAATAAAGGGGGTGGGCTGGTACGAGCCGTTCGTTCCGTGTGGTTTGAGTTCTCGTCCCTTTGAGAACGAATCAATTGCTGGTATAGGTTTTTGAGGGGTATAGTATTTTTCATCAATATCGATGAACTTGCCGTAAGGAATAGCCATTTGAGGAGGTTGGTTGAGAGTAGGTTGTGGAGACTGAAATGTCATTATACTAATAAAATTAGATTTTAATTTCTAAATAATATAATAATGAGTTATAATCTAGACACGGGCATCCAGTCATCTACTTGTTATTTAGATAGCACCAACTGCTCGAGTAGAGATGAATATTACACGTATCAACTAAACACAGGAATAAAGTGTCCAACGGGTTGCCGAATGTTACTAAGCGTAACCAGCGTTTCATTACCGAATGTCATTAATAATATAACAGAGTATAATAATAAGTTCTCACTTCAAACCAACCACTCACCAACGCTTACGGACTTTACCATTACATTTCCTGTAGGCATATATTCAGCCTGGACATTTAGAGATTATCTAAATACGCAGTTTGTTGCTCAGAGTATTCCTGTGACATGTATATATAACGTACAAACATTTAGATACCAGTTTGTAAGTTCATACGACTTTAACATAAAAAATACTGATGCTTATCCAACGACTTGCTCTAGTATAATAGGGGTATCTAAAAACTCTGATAATGAATATATATTTCCAATTCTCGCTGGACCTCCATATTTTTCAATCGTGATGCCCTCTACAATTAATTTTGTTGCTACGCCCTATGTATTTTTAAAAATACAAAACATTAATTTATCAAATATCAATTCTAGGGGCGTAATCAACGATACATTAATAAGGTTTCCAGTAAATTGCGAATACGGGCAAATGATACAGTATCGTCCATCCGAACTAAACCGGTTTTTAATTCAAAAGACGGACATTACTTCCATTCAATTAAAATTAGAGGATGTCCATAATCGCCCTTTGAGCATCCCGGCGGGTGTTGAACTTGAAGTAATGTTAAAGTTTGACTATATTAACAACCCTTATCAACAGAATTATGAAACCGGAACAATTAATCATTATTTTAAAGAATATCCTATAACTAGTATTGAAGATGACTTATCCGAGGAATAAAATCTAATTATATACATATAATGCGTAAGTTCGGACAAAAAGCGTTGCATTTCCATACTCCTAAAATTGGAATGAAGGACGTTCATACAGGTGCTAAACTCGGAGCGAAACTGGTAACACCTCTTGCTATGGCTGGAGGTCTAATGGCCCCAGAAATCGCCATTCCTTTAACGGTCGGCGCTCAAATTGCCAAACCAATTCTTGAAACAATAGAAAAACAAACTAAATAAATTATTATTTTATTAATTATGGTATATAATAAGAGTTAAAATAATTATCTTATCATATAATATAAAATGTCAAACGAAGTATTCTCGGAGTCTCTAGCCTTCCCGCAAATGAAACGTAGAGCGGTCAGCGCCAGATCGTTCCGTGTTAAAATACCTCCAAGCAATTCAACCTCTTTTAAACAAGAACAAACGATTCAAGTGGATCTCCCCGGAAATCTCGCGGGGCAATACTACAATTTTAATCAAATGTATTTAAAGTTTAAGGTAACGCTCACCGGCGGCGCCGCCGACCTTGATCGCTGCGGGGCGCTTGGCTTTATCAAACGGCTTCAAATATCAACGGCCGGCGCTCAACTCTGCGATATTAACAACTGGAACGTGCTTGCTACTTCTATGATGGATACTGACTGCTCGTGTGAATATAAAGCCGGTTACGGTAATATACTTCTAGGCACCGTCGGAGACGCTTTAAAAGGCGTTAATGTGGCGGCGGCAACACCTCGTGTCTTCTGCGTGCCTATATGCTTAAATCCTCTTGCGATGACCACTCCTCATCGTCTCATACCAGCGTTTAGTTTGAGTTCAATTCAATTGCGATTCACGCTCGACAGCATCGTGTCATCATTAAAACAAGCCGCAGCCAACGTGACAAGCATTGACTTCACCGAAGTAGAACTCGTGGCGATGATGACTGAATTAAGCCCCCAAGCCCAAGCACAAATAGACGCGGCAACGGGTAGAAGATATAATATTCTTGCCAGTTCTTTTATGAACTCCTCAGCAACCAAAGTGGCAGCGGATACCACATTAACCGCCAACCTCGGTTTTAGTGTGTCATCTCTTGAACGAATCATAGCCATTCATCGCCCCCAAGCATCCACCACAAGCGCCACAGCATACTCACTCGGAAACAGAGCCAAAGCAGGTTTAACACAATATCAATATTTAATCAACAGCGAGTCTTATCCTGCTCGCCCGGTCCTTGTTTCATCCTTTGGAGCAGAAGTCCTCGCCGAAACTCTTATTGCCGATCATGCCCTAGTAGATTTTAAAAAATCATCTTCATTTCAAAACGGCGTCATACAAAACACCGCGGCGGCGGCTGGTTTTATGGTAGGCGCAATATCCGGGGTCGCTCCTCAATTAGCCAAAGCCGATCCATTCAACGTAGGCTATGATGACGGTACAGTCTCTGGGGACTCAACGAAAGCGGCGGCGGATGACGCGAACTCGAACATCGGGACATTCGTGTGCGCCACCGAGTTTGAAAACTCACTATCGGATGGCAAATCTGCCACGATATATAGTGGTATAAGCACCATCGCAAGCGTGGTACAATGGGTCGCTCAATATGATGGTACTGGCGCGGGACCATACACCATTGACTTCTTCGCTCAATTTAGTGTATTATTGAGTTTAGACATGGCTGGACAAGGCGTCTGGTCCGTGAGTGTTTAAAAGCCACGCTGCCACATTTGACACGCCACAATTTTAAAAAAACATAAAAAATAATAAAAAAAAAAATAAAAAAACATATAAATATATATACACTTGAACCACTTGAACCAACTAAATAATCAGTTAATATATATTGACTAATTATTTATTTAATTTGTCGCCTTCTTCTTTCATTATAACATAGGTCTCATAGTCAAACCCCGGGAAGCGGTCCATATACCACTCTATTGAATGTAATTCATAATCAAGACCGCTTTGTAATTCATCAACCGCGTCATCATCAATAAGGTTGGTGAATAGATTACGCACCATCTCATCCGATAACGGTATAAACTCCGTTTTATCATCTTCCGTAATTTCATCTATATTTTTTATTTTATCACCCGTAACAAAACATTTAATTCTATTATTAACATTTTCCATTTATAATAATATATAAAGATTTTATTTTCTTATATTATATATATTATAATGTCCAGCGGATCAGATTCGGATTCAAACAGTTCAGTGGAACAACTCGAGTGTGTTGTCAAACGAAAGGCGAAGGACAAAGTTGAGACTGCCCCGCCCCCTAAACCCAAGCGCCAATATAACCGCAAGCCCATGGACGAAGAGACCAAAGCGAGGATGGCGGAGAAAATGAAAAAAGCACGCGAAGCCCGGAAACTTAAAGTAGATACAAAAAAAGAAAAGGAAGCAACCGATAAAGCGGAACTTGAAGTATTAAAAGAAATGAAAGATAAAGGCAAAATCCAAATAAAACCTAAAAAAGAAAAAGTCAAAGAAGTTGTTAAAGAAATACACCACTATCATAACGAACCAGCAGAACCTAAAACTCCAAAACCCAAAGCCGTTAAACAGCCCGCTTTTAATATTGTCTTTGCTTAGCATATAGATGAGTTGGTCGACAGACATTGAGTCGATATTAAACGATGTGCGTGAGAATAGTGTTTATTTAAGTAATTATCATAAACGCAAGTATTTTTACTTTAAGCGTGTGTCTGATTATTTCCGAATACCCACCATTGTCATTTCAAGCGTCGCGAGTGTGGCGAGCGTGGGACTGGTCGGGTATCTAGAGCAATCTAAAATAAGTGGGATTGTTTGTTTGTTAAGTTTAACAGTGGGAATAATCAATTCAATTGAACTGTACCTTCGGATACAAGATAATTTAGAACGGGAATTGGAAACTTCTAAATCGTATTATAACCTTTCTATTGATTTACATAAAGTTTTAAACCTCAATCAAACGAACCGCGAGGGCGACCCTAAATTGGTTTTAGAAACCTTCTACAAGCGGTATGTGGATTTAGTACAAGAAAGTAATTTACTCGCTCAAAATTATCCAGACAAATTAAGTAAGGTTCCGAAGTTAAAATCCTTTTTTAATAAGCCCGACTCATCGGGATCAAGTATATCAAGCACGGGTTCAAATCCGCTGGATATGGATGCGACTTTATAAATAATAATAATTGATTAATGTATAATGTGTTATTATTATTTAAACTTTTGAAGGCAAGGGTACTTCCGATCGATATGTGTTTTGTATTTGATCGGGTTTGGGGTAAGATAATTTAAGTAATATATTGAATGCGGCGACAGGTCCGGCATTTGACAAATCAATAATATCTCCTGTACCTTGGCGAAGTGAAATGGTCAAAGTATTTGAGTTTCCAAATAAAATAATTTTTGATCCTTGACCGACTAAATCGTAATGTATATTTGCTGCTCCTTGTGCGTAATTATTGTTGAGTATTGCCATCACGGTGCCTCGGTTCTCCTTGCTTGAAAAATTGGGCGATGGGGTTGAATTATAAATAACACATCCTTGAAAATCGGTTGTAGCCGTAACAATTGCGCTGACCACTTCACAAAGGGCGTAGGGAACCCGCCCGCCGGGGTTTTCAATAGCAACGATGACTTCATTGACGCTTGGTGATTGGATAACACTATCTTTACTAATATAAACGTATCTCTCTACAAACTCCATTATATATATATAGAATAGATATTAATCTGCCACATTGCCACACCACAAAATTAAAAAACTTAAAATAATAAAAAAAAAAAAATAAAAATTACATAATAATATATATACACTTGAACCACTTGAACCAACTAGTTAATCAGATGAACTATCAATATCACATTCAAACTCTTTTATTTTTATACCCAACCACGCCCCACGCCGTGTCGATGCCTTCCTTGCCGTTCTATCGTATTTAACGGTTGATATTTTACTCAATTCATCTTTAAAATGACTTAATTGAATATGTAATAATTTACATATATTATCCGCGTCGTCCCGATCGAGTTTATGTGCTGCTCCGACTTCGCAGTGGTCTTCAATATAATTTTTAATAATTGAGTTGTCATAAACTGTTTCCTTTGTCTTTTCAATCCATTCCTGTGGCATCGGTCTAAGTTTTTTACCTGATATATAAAAGTCGTGCGCGTATTCAAATAATACATCAAGCAATGCCATTTTTAATTCATTTTTAAGTATGTCAGCCAGGGTAGTATTCACCTTAAACTGTAATTTTTCATAGTCATCGTCTTCAAACCGCTCGTGGAACTCGGAATTGAATTGACATTGTCGGTAGCGATTCGCGGTACCCCCGTCATTATCAAAAATCGGGGTATGATTGGACAATGTGAATAATTTACCGACAACATCATATTCCGTAGTGTTGCCGAACATTTTTTCAACAACGATACTTTTACCGTCCGCTAGACATTTCATAATTTGAGTGTCGAGACTGCCTTTTTTAGGTAGTTCCTCTAGATAAATAATGCGGGGTGCTAGGTTTAAAATATTTAAGTGTTTATGCCGATTTTGACTATTTTCCGTTAAAGCCTTTGTATTCATCATTACCGCGTAGGAGGGGCAGATTGTTTTTAACGCGTCCATGATTAAGGTCTTGCCGTTATTGCCGCTTACCCCAACAAAGTACCAAATTGCCTTTTCTTTTTCCGCGTCTCCCGTCAGAGCGTAGCCAAGAATACTCAAATAATAATCCATGTGTGCTTGAGTATTATTACATATTTTGAGTATAATGTCTTTGACGCGTTGTCGGTCTTCGGGAGTTGAAGGTTCATAATCAAACTGGAGAGGATTACATATAAAATCATCATAGAACAGTCCGGGTCTTAATGTTTGTGTCCGCATGTCGTATAGTCCATTTTTGAAAGCGATTTGATAAAGGTTCTTATTAAACTTTTTACAGAAGTTATTATCAAGTATCAAGCGCTTTAAATAATCTTTTAATTTGGACATAAAACTCGGTGTGTCAATAATAGCATTACATTTAATAATGTTTTTCATATCTTTATTGTATTTTTTTAAAACGGTTTTATCATCTGAATCGGGTTTATTATTTTTGTGGTCATCTAGCGATTGTTTAGTATATTTACGCAATAGCCGTGCGATGACTTCATCTGGGTCGCTCGATACGTTCCACACGCCCGTGGTGTCATTATATACATAATATTTTTTAAAATCATCATTATATCTCATTATTTTTTCAATTTCGGGTTTAATCACGTCCGCGATTTCTAAAATGTGTTTATCAAGTATCAAACTATAATCCATAATATAATTGACAGGCGGGGCTTCAACTGTAATTTTATTTTCTATTTTTTTATATGAAAATCTGATGTCAAACTTGTACTCCGATTTAATATACGCTTCAAGTTTAGGAAGGTCGTATTCAATACCAATAATGAACCCATCGTGTAATATAGCAAACGGTTTGACCTGTGTCTCGTCTTCAATTTTTTGAATACAGTCCATAATCAAACGGTTTTCCCAGTCATATACAATACGGCTCAACATTTTACCTCTAGCATTATTGTCGTCATTGAGGTATTCACTATACTCTTCTATTTTTGATATTTTTTTTTGTATTTTGATTAAATCGGCGTGGAACTCTTTTTCAAAATTATTTTTATATACTACTTCTTTGGAGTTAAAATACAGAGGGGTGATTGCGTCTTTAAACCGTTCTTTATTACCGCCATACACACGATTAATGATTTCATCTCTATCGACCACGACTTGTTTAACTGTGGAATAATATTTTTTTTTGATGCCGTGTAATTTACATAGATTATAAATAATCGTGTTAGCACAATTTTTAATATCGATGTCGAATAGCCCCTCGCCTTCAAGCAGATAATTTCTAATGTCGCACGGTATATTTTGAATGCCGCCCGACGCGTATAGCCGTCCGACGGGATCATCGTGTTTTTTTGAATAGTGATATTCCACTTCAATTGATCCATTATTATGAATAATTTTTTTTAAAAATGATTTGACCAATGACGGGTTATAGGATTTTTCGATTAAGTCTTTGTGATTAAGTGCCGCGTGGGCTTTGGCAATGTTATATTTTTCCACAAGTCTTAATTGGGCCATTTTATAGATTGATATATATATTATAGACAATTAATTTTAAGTTTCAATTTTTTCTTTTTATTCAATAAATAATAAATAAATAAGAATTAATTAATTTAATTGATTTTATTTGATTGCCACATTTGCCACACTGTTATATATATTATTATGTTTTTTTTTATTTTTTTTTATATATTTTTTAAGTTTTTAAAAAATGTGGCGTGGCAATGTGGCAAATGTGGCAAGTTAAAAAAAAGTGTTTTAATCAACTAACATTACAAACCCGGCGCGCCCCTTCAAACGTTTTTAATCAAGTACCCCAACGCTTCTTTTTTATTTTTGAATGATTTTTTAGTCAAGCCGTTGTCAATACAAATCCGTTTAATATCCTTCATGGTCATTTTGTGCCTATCAATCAGCCCGAGGAACAGTCCGGGTCGTGTGTATGCCGTAGGACCGTACCACGAGATGTCATCGAGACGCATTTGAGCGCGCACGTCCTTGGGGGTATCGCCGATCCGAGGCCTGTTTAGTAGTTGGCGTTGATAAAGGCGATGGGGTGTTCCGCCGTGCGCCCTGTCGATGACGCGGTGCATGTGCCGTAGGATACTGTCGGCATCATCGCGGACCCATTGCCACGGATGAGTCCGCGATGCGACTTCATCAATTTTGCTTAACACAAATGCTGCCGCCCCGTACCAGGCCGACTCAAACACTTCAGCCTCTGCCGATCGGTTAAACAGCATAATCTTGGTCTTGATTTCTTCGG